CAAATGCGCTCTGGTAATCGGGACTTCATTGACGAACAAAAGCGAATACTAAGTCCCCTCAAGTTCAATCAAGACTATATGTGTCAGTGGGAAAGCGTTGCTGACCAGTTCTTCTACACTTGGGACCGACATAAGTATTGTAGAGAAATAATAGACAAACAACAAGACTTGTACACATTCCACGACTTCAACAAGCGTGTTATGTGTGCAACAGTAGCACAGGTGACAAATGCAGGAAAGCCAGACGGAACTATTGAAATACTTAAATCTTATGCAATACCTGACTGCGGGACTGAAGGACTTGCGCAGGCTATCAGACAAGACTTCCCCAGAAGACGAATTAACGCAGTCATTGATATGTCAGGAACTCAAGCGAATAGAGATACAACTTCGCCCTTTGGTATCACTGATAGAGTGTTACTTGAGAAGTATGGATTTACAATCGTCAACAGTAGGAAATCAAACCCCCTTATCACTGACACAGATAATACGAGCAATGGATTCATCAACAGAGGTGGACTAATCGTTGACCCTAATGATAAGAAATTATTAGAAGCATTACAGACTTACCACTTTGAAGATGGTACACGCAAGAAATTAGTAAAATACACAGAACAAAAATACGCCCACATAGACGGCTTAGGAGATTCAATTAGATATGGCATACACCACCTTTTCCCCATTCAACATCATACCATTGGCATATCAGAGTATGTTAACTCTGATCAGCGTTTATCCCGTGCAAACAATCCTGGGACTGATTATATGCCTCACAGTCCTCTTTACCCCGGTGGTCCTACTTGGGAAGAGATTCTAAAGGGCGACCAAGAAGAAGACTTTATGTCCTGGAACTAAATACAATATAGGAGATAAAACTTATGGCATACACTAACGGTAATTACAAAGGCAGAGTATCAACCGAAACAGTTGAACAACGATTCAATAAGAAATATGTAATCAATGATGTAACAGATTGCTGGGAGTGGCAGAACGCTACTAACAATATCGGATACGGAATGTTTCGCTGGTCAACTGGCAAAATGCGTACAGCGCATAGAGCAAGTTACGAACTACACAAAGGCCCGATACCAACTGGTCTATCAGTGTGTCATACGTGTGACAATCCTTTATGTGTTAACCCAGAACATCTATGGGCTGGCACTATGAAAGACAATTACGATGATATGGTATCAAAAGGTAGAGCAAAGTTAGGGCTTGTAGGATTAAAAGTTCCTCAAGGCACTTGTAAACATTGTAATATTACTATGGGTGTTAATCTACTTGCACGATACCATAATGATAAGTGTAAACACAAACAGTAAGTATAAATACATTAAGCGCAATGTGTTCTACACTCATATATGAGAGACAATAATCTATGAATAATTCAGATTTACTGAAGAAAAATCCTGTTTATAATGTAATTTATGACCAAATGCTGGCTTATCAGTTGGCATATCTTGGAGGTTACAGTTTTAAACAGTATGTGCGTAAGAAACGCCCAAGTGAAGATAGCAATCTATGGATTGACTTAATTAATAACACAATTGCACAGCCTATTTGCCGTTATATTGTAGACACTATCAACGATGTATTGTTTGACCCAGGTGTAAAGCGCAATCTACAGTTCTGCACACCCGCTGGTTCGTTCATCAACCCTAAAAATGCTGAGTGGGCAGATTTATTCCTACTTGATGCTGACTTAAACAACAGCAGTTTGACAGCATTTATGGAACAAGTAGGTGATTTAACAAGCATCTACGGACATTGCTGGATTGCAGTTGATATGCCACAGCAAGGTGACGGTACATTAGGTCGTCCCTATACTGTTGCTATTCAGCCCCTCAATGTATGGGACTGGGAGTTTGACTATTACGGTGGCAGACCTATTCTCAAGCACGTAAAGATACTTGAGATGGAAGATGAGAATTGCTACTATATCAAATGCTATCACTTAGGTGACGCAACTACTCCTTCGTATTGGAAATCATATGAAGTTGAGAAGAACGGAAACACTATTCAATTAAATGCACCAGCAGAACTTACAGGAGAAGGCGTGTTCCCATTAGGAATGTCTATCCCTGTATTCATTGCATATGGTCGTCGTGACCCTCGTCGCATTGACTTAGGCGTATCAGACATTGACAGTGCAACAGATGCACAAAGAGAACATTACAAACTAGAATGCGAAGCATACAGTTCTATTCAATTTGCTCACACAATCATTCGTGCAGAACCTGGCGTTAAAGTTCCAGTACACTCTGGTGCAATCGTTCGTGCAACTGAAGGACAAATTGAAGCCATCAGTATTGATACTGGTGATGTTGACACAATCATCAAGAAGCAAGATAACATTCTAGAACAAATTGAAGCGTTGACTGGCTTAGGTGGTTTACGCAATACAAAGAATCAAATCGCATCAGGCGTTGCCATCATTGAAGAACGAAAGCAATTGCATAGACTTGCAAAAGCAAAAGCGAGATTGATGGAAGCAGCAGAAGAAACTATTCTTACATATGCTGCTCGTTATATGGGTATGCGTTGGGCTGGCGAAGTTAGATACAATACTGACTACGAAAGCCACGATACCAACTATAGATTAGCATTAATCAAAGAAGCAAAAGCATTGTCTCCAGAAGACCCAGTAATCAATGCATTAGTCAATAAAGAAATTATTGGTATGCTTGCACCTTCTACTCAAATTGCTGACTATGAGCAACTATACATTGACACTATTCAAGACCCTGCACTTAAGGGCTTGATGACAGAAACTAATCAAGAAGTATTGAGTCGTGACCTTATGCCAAGTATGATCCCTGTAGAGAGAGAATACGAAGATGAGGAAGACAGCAATATGGAAGAAGCCAGTGACGATGCTGGCGGCGATGATGACAACGCTACATTACTTGGTGGAGCGGGAACGCCCATCACTAATCTAGGAATAACATATACACCTCAGCAGGCAATTGCAGTACAGTTGACTGGTGGGGTAAACACAGGTAGATAATTCTATTAATTACAATAGAATAAATACAATACAAACTCGGTGATAACGTACAATCAAAGGAACAATTAAATGAATGAAGATACTTTCGTTGGCAACGAACAAGCCCCTGAAGTAATGCAGGACCAGGCAACTGGTAACAATACAGAACAGAATGTTAATGCAGGTGCAATTCGTAAAAGCACCACTAATTCAATTCTAAATGCTCTCAGTAATGCGAGTGGACAGAACTTTGAATCAGTAGAAGCAGCGTTAAGTTTTATGGCAAGAACATCTGCTCAACAAACCAGCGGTGGCAACGTACAGCCAGTAGAACAACAGAATACAGATAGACGCTCCAATCGTGTTACTAACAATGACTTGGCTGAACAGTTCAATCGTCTCCAACAGGACCTTTCTTTGAAGGAACAAAAGTTGAGAGAACGTGATTTGGACTCAGAGATTCAGCGAGCAATGGGTGAGCGATTTGATTCCGATCTACTTGACTATGCTTTAACTAAAGTAAAGTCAAACATTGAATGGTACGATGATGGTACCTATGCAATTGTAGATAACAAGGGTCGTGAACGCTATGGTATAGATGGTTCTCCTCTAACAATCAATGGTCTCGTAAATGAAGTCGCTCAGGGTAATCCTAAACTTCTTCGCCAGAGTAGCGGGAACAGTGGTTCTGGTTTAAGACCTGGACAAGGTAGTTTTGCTGGTGCACTTGAAGAAGGCATACCAGACTATACTCGTGACCCTGCAGCGTTTAACGCTTGGGCTGCACGAAATGGTCTTGGTAAGAATGTCGGACTTAAGGGTATGAGAGTAACAGCATCATCTTCTGCTCCAAGTCGCAAAATACTCTAAAATATGCCAACTAAAGGAGAACTATAATGGCTTATGTATTAGGCGGTCCAAATAACGAAGCAGATGGCTTCACAACCGCAATCGCATCTTTCGCACTCCGTGCTATGCACGAATCAATCGGTCTTGTAAATATGACCAACGTTGTTACCCCAACACAGGGTAACGAATTCCTCGTACCAAACTTTGCACCAATCACTTATCAG